TCGAGACTTTGGAGATATGCGCCGTCTTAACTTTGGTCGTCGCGCCCAGGGTGAAACCGAATTCTTTCCTGGCCTCTTTGGAAAAGGCAGCGTCCTCGCTCACTTTCTCGTGTCTCGGATACCAGAACCATTCAAACTCATCGAGGGGAATGTCCGGGCTGGCGTCTTTGATGGTTTGGAAAACCTCCCGGCGGATCAAGGTCGCATGTAGCCCGACCAGTGCCACCTCTTCGGTGTGGTCATCTTTCCAGACCAGGCACTGGACGAGGTCACCAAATGAGGTCTCTTTAAACCAGATCGCTTCGGGAGGCCATCCTCTACGCGGATAATACGCCTGGAATACGTCATACTGCCAGCCATCTTCCAGGTCTCGGAATACGTTCAAAAAATCGCGGTCAAACTCTGCGTCACTGTCCAGAAACAGAATGCTGTCAAATGGGGATTTGAGCAGCTCCCTGACCAGTGTGTTAGCAGCATCCGGGGCAGTCCTGTATTTTGCAATCGAATAGCCATCTCCTTTTCTAGCGCCTTTTGTAATCAAGGCCGACCAGGAAGAGAAGAAGTCCGGCTCGACTGATTTTTCCAGCCGGGTTGCCATCATGATCTTGCCCCAGGGTTTTGGTTCGTTTGGCATTACAAATCACTTTCTAGGGGAGGGCTGTCACACCCTCCCCCCTGTTTGGTTAGTCTGGATCGAGCTGCACCCACAACACAGCCGAGTAATCGTTTGTGTTGGTCGGCGCCATATCGGTGGAGCTGGAGTAGCTCACGCCGAGGCCATCGCCAGCCGAGAACGTCAGGACGCCCGGTCGGATGGTGGCATAGCTCGCGCCTGAGTTGGTCGCATTGAGCACCGGCGCAGGGTAGCCGGACTGCGCAAACTCTGTGCCGTCCTTGTGCGCCCGGAACGTGGCGGTGCCTGCGCTAACTGCGGCAGACCCGCCTACCGATATACCGACTACAGAGCCAGCCTTCGGCATTTTGTGTACAGTGTTGGCATCTGCGCCCGCGCCGGTCAGATCGGTGTTGGTCTGGTTGGTTGCGGCGTTCGCTACGCCAAACACGAGGGGGATAATCGCCCCGAATTTTCCAGCATTGAATTCGTCACCCATGATATTTGTTACCTCCGTTAGTTTTCTATTGCCGATTTATGAGTAGGTGATACCGTGGATGCCCGCGGTATGGGTGCCGGTCCGATTGCGAGCGCCGACGGCAATACGGAAGCTCACGACCATGATGTACTGGCGTTTGCGGATGTCACGATCAACCTCAATCAACATCTGGCGCCGGAAACCGACGTTCCACATCTGTCTGTTGACCAGTGCGATCTGGCCCTCGTCGTTGTTCGATCCGGTGGCGGAGACCTTACCGTCATCCTCTGCGAGCGGCATGCTCTCGGATACGATGATCGGAATACCATCAACGCGGGCGAGTTCGCCGGTCAGGATGGTGGCGCCGGGGCCGTATTTATCCAGCGTGCGCACATTGGTCATCCCCATCAGGGAGATGAGATAAGTTTTGGCATTGGTGATCGCCATGACATCATTGGGGTTGACGCCGTATTTACCCAGGCGGGCAATACCAGCGCGCCATTCGGCATCTTCCAGGGTGCTGGTGATGTCGGTTGACTGGCCGGTCACGTCTACGAGGTAGTAATGCCGGATGCCGTCCTGTCCTTCTGACAGGTAGTACGCATCGGTGGCAGGGGTGCTGTCGTCGAGGTTGATGTTTCCGGTCGAGGTTGCAGTAGCGTCTGCGTTGAGGGTAAAAGCGTCCATCTGTTCCTGGGCGCTCCTGGACAGCTCTTTGCGCAGGTTTGGCATCACTGCAACCACGCTGTCCTCGTCGAGGTTATAGGTCCAGGCCAGATCGGCGACCTGTTCGGTGCTGGTGAAAGTTGATTTGGCGGTGGCGGGATCCTGCGAGCCTGTGGCTTCGCCCTGGGTGCCCTTCCTCCAGGTAATCGCGCCGAACTGTAACGGCCAATCCCAGGGATCGGTTGGCATTGCGACTACGCCGAGGTTACCCACAACGCGGGAGGCCAAAAAAGCATCCTCCCACAAAGAGGCAGCCATGCCGGTTGGTACTAACTCATCGCCGGTGCCGGAGCCGTCAGAGGTCAAGAGTTTCTCCATGTCGGCGGATATCGGTTTGACGCCCTTGCTGTCGATCTGTGCGGCTTGCTTGAGGAACGCACCTGCAAACTGCACATCCATCAGTTTCCGTCCGGCAAATTTGCCAGACTGGACGACGCCGGTCGACGGCTCGGCGAAACCTTCGGGGCCGATCAGTTCACCTTTGCGGACAGGCCGGTCTTTCTCAGCCTGCTCAAGTTTTGCTTCAACCTGCTGTTCAATAATGCCGTTGATCTCAGCGGCAAGTTTGTCAACGTCGATGGTGGCCTGATCGCCTTTATGCTCTTTGACCGTTTCGGTCAGTTCTGCAATAGATTGCAGTAGTTCGTCATATTTTTCAGGCATGTTACACACTCCTAAAGTGCTCATTGAGAGCATTGATATATTCGGATATTTGAGTCACCAGACCATCATCCTCAGCCTCGCTCCGTCGTTCGGTGTCATCATCTGTGTTCGGCTCCGCTTCGGGTTCTGGATTGGTGGGTTCAACTGTCTTTTGTGGTTTGGGTATCTCGTTCCTGCCCTGTAGCTTCATCCCCATCAGCTTGGCGCCTAACCTCAGCGCCTCCTGATTGGCGGGTACAGGCACGATCGAGAACTCCAAGAGTTCCCATTTGTTGATCTTCATTGGGTAGAGATAATCATCGGCGTCCTCGTCTCCCTCGCGGTTCTCCCATTCTTTGGGGATAAAACCGATGGAGGTGGCATTGAGGAAGCCGCCGGCCCATAATTTCCGGACGGCGTCAGCCTGCTCACTCGTGCCTGGCTCCGGGAATTGGAAGGTGGCCTTAATGCCGATCCGCTCCATGACCTCGATCTTAAGCGCCTTTGCAACCGGCAGCGACCGGTAATCATGCGCCCACAGTACGACCGGGTTTTTCATGTAGTTTTTGATATCAGCGCCATCCGCCACGACAATGTCGCCGTCACGATCAACCGCTTCGGTGGATATCAGCGCCTCGTAGATACCGGCCTCGTCATCAACTGTTTTTGTTTCCACTGAGTAGATTTTGTGTTTCATTTCCATGTCAATCCTCCACCTCTGCCGTCATCGTGCAGAGACAATTGATTATGTTTCCCGGGGATCCACTGGGGTCTCCGGGGTGTGCCAGCATCTCGCCGCCGACCGTGAACATCTCACGGATGCCGACCGTCTGGCCGTGTGCGTCTGCGTGTGCGTCTCGTGTGCGCCCTGGGATCAATGCAGATATCCAGACCTTGCGTTTGACAACGTCAGTCTGTTTCCAGGCCTCCTGCTGTCCCAAATTGGAGGCGCCGGTCATGGTCGTGCGTGCGATGCGCTCCGTCTGCCAATCTGATTTGCGCTCGCCAAAGAAAATGTTCAGCCGGTCTTGTATCTCTACAATCCCCACGCCTTCGGCCTCGGCAGCCTGGAAAACGTCAACCAGTCCTAACCATGTGGTCTCGTTGGTTTTCTCTGATACGACCTCTAAAATCTGGCGGGTGTAGGCGATCGTTTCCGGGTCCTGATTGTCGAAATCGATGTCATAAACGGAAGCCTCGTCCTGCCCTACCAGCACAACCGCACCAAAGACCAGGGAGAAGAAGGCGTCCATAAAGGCTTTGATCTCGTTAGCCAGGTTGAACAGCTGTTCTGGATTGGGGATTTTGTCGGGGTTCTTCACGAACTTACCCCGGCCAAACGTTTTATCATCACGTAAGGCCTGGATCACATCCAGCTGCTGGCGCTGAATGAATTTCTTCAACTCGCGCTGCATATCGCCGATCTTGTCCTCGATGCGATCCTGCGCCTGTTTCCAGACCATCTGATGTTCGATTGATCCATACTCCGGCGCTTTTGTTTTGCGTGTCAGCGCTTTGGGAGGTGGCGGTTGGCTGCTCTGTGTCGGTCTTGGTGTGCCGATCGGGACCATTCCAAACGGTAGATAACCCACGTCCCCGCCCTGGACAACCGGCAGACCTAAGCCCAGCCAATCGTTGAGGATATTGATCGGATAACCCTGCTGTGCCAGTTTGACCAGCTGCTCGATCTTGCCGGTTACGTCCTCCTGGAGTTGGGGGACGTTGCGAAAATCGGTCTGGATGCGCTGGCCTGGTTTGAGTAAGCCGGTCTTGCGGAAAAAGCGGGTCAGTGTGCCATCTCTCAATCCGCACAGAGGCACGATGGTCAATGTCCACAGGACAGTCTCGGCAGTGGCAAAGTTTTCGTAGGTATCACGGCCATACCCCATGATCTCATCGGGCACGCCGAATACCGCGCCGATCTCATCCCTGGAGAACTGGCGCTGTTCTACCCAGGCCAGGTCTTTGGGCGCAAACGAAAAGGTTTTGATATCGGTTACACCCTGCTCTAAAATGATCGGTTTGTGTGCGTTATCGCCGCCGAATTTGCGGGAGAGCATGTTCTCCAGCTCGTCTCGCTCGGTCTTGGTGATCCCTGTCGGTGCAATGACCGCGTAATCGGGCCGGGCAGAGTTGGCAAAGAATAGCCGCGTCCAGGCCTGCGCAAGCTGGTCGATTGCGATCGAGTAGCGGATCGCCGTCATCGGGGACAGACCGCGAAACGGCTGCAGGGGATTGTAAAATTTGATGTGAATAAATTCTTCGGGGGTCAGGAGATAAGGATCGCCTTCACCGTCATCGATCTTGTAGTTCGCTACTCTGCGGTAGCGTTTATCGGCGGGGTTGATGTAGAAAATATCCGGCTGGCGCGGCCACAGTTCGACCGGCTGTCTATTTCCGGCTCCCCTGGATACCTCGATACCCATCTCTCCGCCCAGCATCTGGTCAACTGTCCACTGACGCCAGAGGTCCTCGGCGGACATCTCAGGGTTAGGATTGTCCAGGAGTACAGAGATCGGATGATCGCCCAAGTACTTGGTCTCGTTATCATCGCCCTGTGCAACACGTACCGGAAGGGGTGCGATATTGTTCGCCAGGACATTGACCGCTTTCTGTACCCACATGTGAACGCTGTATTTGTTGGCGTGCCGTCTGAAATCGTTTTCGCTGTCCAGCTCACCATCGCTGGTGATCCTCAGTATCGGCACGCGCTCGGCAAGTTCAGGGTACAGGTCATATAAACCTTTCCCGCGTGCTCTCTGTAATATGCGCTCGATTATGCTCATAATCTCCTGCCTGCCTCAAAACCCTCGACTGCCGCAGCTACGACCAGCATGGTGATTGAATAGACCAGGCCAACGATATAACCGGCTGCCAGTGGTATCACTGTGATCAGCCAGACGGCTGCTGTTCTAACTGCTCGCTTGGTGCTATCCATTTTCCAATCCTCAAATACGCCCAGTACCTGAACGCGTCACACGCATGGTCGTTTCCGTCCAGCGGTTTCTCGTTATCTCTCCTGGCGCCTTCCTCCGGGTATCTAT